CCTAACGGAAGTATCTTAATTATTAACACCAGGTACCATTATGATGATTTATGTGGTTGGTTATTAAAACAAGAGTCCGAGTTTACAAATATTCTACCTTGGCAAGTAATACGAATACCTGCATGGCTAGATGAACCTAGTGCCGAGTTATTACAATTACCTGTAGGTGGTAGTTACTTTCCAGAATGGAAGACAGATGAATCATTAAAGATTGATGAACAAGAAATACGTGCCTCAAATGGTTCACGATACTGGAATGCTTTGTATATGCAGGACCCAACACCAGATGAAGGTGGTCTTATAAAAAAGAAATGGTTACAGTGGTGGGATTATGATGAACCACCTGCATGTGATTTTGTAATTCAAACCTATGATACTGCTTTTTCTACTAAGACAACTGCAGACTACAGTGTAATACAAACCTGGGGTATCTTCAATAGATACTCAGAAGGTGAGAATGGCTATGAAGAGTTTGTGCCTAATTTAATTTTATTAGGAAACATGCGAGGCCGATTTGAATATCCAGAGTTACGTAGAATTGCACAAATGTTGTATGATGAGTTTTTACCAGATGTATGTATCATAGAAAAGAAAGCATCAGGACAGTCTCTACTGCAAGATATGCGTAGAGCTGGATTGCCAGTACAAGATTATATACCAGACAAAGATAAAGTATCCAGAGTGTATGCAGCATCACCAATGATAGAGGCAGGCAGAGTCTGGTTACCTAAGAATAAAAAATGGTCTGATGATTTATACACAGAGATTTTACAGTTTCCTAATGCTGCTCATGATGACCAGGTAGATGCTATGACAATGGCAATACATTACATGAAAGAGTCCTGGAGATTAACACATCCTGACGACCCATATTTAGCTGAAGAAAATAATTCTAAAAAAAGGGTTGCATATTGGAGAGTTTAGTGGTATAATATATGTAAGAGGTAAATATGGAAAAAAATAAAAAGAAAAAACAAGAATCAAAACTAATTCTTAAACCAAAGGCTAATATTAATCTAAGTAAAGCAAAAGCTAAACTAGATGTAAAACTTGGTGATAAACTAAATGCACAGATACAAGGATATGGTAAAACTAAAAGTCTTGTTAAAGGTTCTAATAAATTAAAAGGTGCTGGAGTTAAAGGTAGAATAGAATATACACAAGGCAGACATTCTATTGAAGGTAAAGGAAGTTATAGACCAGATAGAAAAGAAGGCAGTGCAGGATTAACGTATAAATTTAAATTTCAAGAAGGTACAAAAAATAAAACGATTGGTGGTAAACTAAAAGAGATGTTAAAGAAAACACCAAAGAATAGAAATCTTAAAAATGCTATAGCTGCTTTTGAATCCGGTGTAGATTATAAAGGATTCTTAACTACAAAAGAAAAACAAAAATTAGGTATTAAATGAACCCAGCAGAATTATATACACAACTAGCAACACAACAGCCAAAACGTAAAACACCTGTTGTTGAACCTGAGTTTGAAATGCCTGAGTTAAATGATATTGAAAAACAAAACTTAGCAGATTTTGCAGAGAATATATATAAACGATATGAAGATTTACCTATGGCACAACAATTAGGTTTAGCAGTAGCTCCTGGAACTGGTGAAGCTATATCAGCATATGAAACTAAAAAATTTGCTGGAGAAACAAAAGAAGCATTTGAAGAAGGTAATTATGGTGAGACAGCATTAAAAGCTGGTCTTACAACACTAGCAGCTTTAGGTTCTATTCCTTTATTTGGTTTTGCAGCTAGAGGAACAAAAGCAGGTGCTAAATTATTATCAAAAAATATTGATGATATAATTAACAAAACTGCTTCAACCAGTGTAGATGAAACTGCACATGTTATTGATGATGTTGCTGAAGCAGTTCAAAAAACTACGTTAGATAAAGTAACACCTAAAAATAGTGTAAAGGCATATAAATTATTTAAAGTAAAAGATAAAAAATTATTTCCTTTATTTGTAAAAATGAAAGGTAATAAAGATTTACCAGTTGGTAAGTGGATTAAAGCTGAGGCAGGTAAATTAGCAAAGACAGGTAAAGTAAAATCTTCTGCAGGAGAGTTAGCATATAGACCTGGATTTCATGCTGGAGAGTTTCCAGTGGCCACACATATTGGTGGAAAGGTAGACCCTGCAACAGGTAATAGAATTACCGATAGAAAATTTAAACCTAACATGAGAGAAGATAATCAAGTATGGGCAGAAGTAGAATTACCTGCAGATATAGATTATCAATCTATTGCTAATAAAAATGCTAGAATAAAAAAAGATGGTACACCAGATGCAAGAACTGCACATATCACAGATAAAATACCATCAGGAGGATTTTATAAATATAATACAAATCCTAGAGTAAAAGAAACAAGTTGGTTAATTGGTGGAGAAATGAAAATAAGTAGAATATTAGGAGATGATGAAGTTAAAGCTATTAATCAAAGTGGAGGATTAAAAGACTTACCAAGAAGAAAAGAATTATTAGGAGAGGATAAATAATGGCAGTAGAAAAAAATCCATTTGAACAAAAAGAAGAAACAACAAACGTAGTATCTATTAATGCACCTCAAGAAGATGCTGGTGTATCTTTTGAAGTAGATACAGATGGTGGAGTTGTAGTAAACTTTGGTGAGGAAAATATAGAAGAAGAAGTAACAGCAAAAGAATATTATTCTAATCTTGCTGAAACATTAGATGATGAAGTACTAAAAGATATTTCTAGCACAGTGATAGATAACTTTCAAGCTGATAGAGATTCTAGAGGAGAATGGGACTCTATGTTTGAAAGAGGTTTTGATTTACTAGGATTAAAACTAGAAGATGCAACAGAACCTTTTGAAGGTGCCTGTACTGCAGTGCATCCTTTATTAATAGAGTCTGCTGTTAAGTTTCAAGCAAAAGCTTCACAAGAATTATTTCCCTCTGGTGGACCAGTAAAGGCACAGATATTAGGTAATCAATCTGTAGATAAACAAGAACAAGCAAATAGAGTTCAAAATTTTATGAACTATCAATTAACTGAGCAGATGCCAGAATACTTTGATGAGTTTGAAAGAATGTTATTTCATTTACCATTGATAGGTTCTGCTATTAAAAAAGTTTATTATGATGCTGGATTAGAAAGACCTGTTTCAGAGTTTGTACCTATTGACCAATTCTATGTATCATACTATGCAAGTAATTTAAGAAAAGCAGATAGATATACACATCTTATTTATCGTAATCCAGTAGATATGCAAAGAGATATTGAATCAGGAATCTATTCAGATGTAGAATTACCAGATGCATCTAATCCTTCTCAAACAACTCTTTCAGAAAAATTAAATACAATTATGGGTATCTCACCAACTGCTGATAGTGACCCACAGTATGTATTATTAGAACAACATTTACATCTTGACATTTCTGACCCTGAATGTGAAGAAGGTGAGTTTGCTCCTTACATTGTAACTGTAGAACAGGAGTCTCGCCAAATATTAAGTATTCGTAGAAACTATAGAGCTGGTGATACAAATAAAGAAAAAAGGATGCATTTTGTCCATTACAAATTTGTACCAGGATTTAGTTTTTATGGGTTAGGCCTTATACACTTCTTAGGTAATTTAACCTTAACAGCAACTGCAGCAATGAGGAGTCTTGTAGATGCTGGGCAGTTTGCTAATTTACCAGGAGGATTTAAGGCAAAAGGAGTAAGAATGGTGGGCGACAACGAACCTATTGCTCCTGGTGAGTTCAAGGAGGTCGAAGCAACAGGTATAGATTTACAAAAGGCGATTGTTCCTCTCCCATATAAAGAGCCTTCCTCAGTGCTATACAACATGCTTGGATTTGTAACTGCTGCAGGTCAGAAGTTTGCAGACAGCACAGAACAAATAGTTTCTGATGCTGCCTCCTATGGACCAGTAGGAACTACTATGGCTTTATTAGAAGCATCTAGTAAGTTCTTTTCTGGCATTCACAAACGATTACATAAATCACAAAGAGATGAATTTAAAATTATTGCAGAAATAGATTATGATTTTCTACCTAATGAATATCCTTATGATGTTCCTAATGCAAGTAGAGAAATATTTAGAAAAGATTTTGATGGTGCAGTAGATGTAATTCCTGTAAGTGACCCAAATATACCTAGTAATGCACATAGAATGATGTTAGCGAATATGGCATTACAAATGGCACAACAGTCACCACCAGGAATGTTTAATTTAGAAGCACTAAATAGAACAATATTAAATGCTTCGAATATGCCTAACATAGAAGAAATATTACCTCAAGCACCAAAGCCACAACCTTTAGACCCAGTATCAGATATTACTGCTGCAACAAAAGGTTTACCTATATCTGCATTTCCAGGTCAAAATCATGATGCACATATCCAAGTAAAGATGGCTTATTTATCAGACCCTATGAATGGTGCTAATCCTATCATGGCAAGAGTAAGACCAATACTAGAAGCTAATATACAAGAACATACATTAATGAAATATCAAGAACAAATAAATGGCACAACAAAAGTTATGATGGAGCAAATGCCTAATCAAGTTAGAACACCTACAGATGTAGAAGCTGTAATGGCTGCTGCAGCTCAAGATGTTTTAAATGCTAATATTGCAATGGGTAAACAAATGACACCAGAGCAACAGTTAGTAGCATTAGAACAGGCTAAAGTAGAATTAGAAAAAGAAAAATTAAAACTAGATGCTGCAAAAGAAAATGCTAAGATAGCAATAGAAGCACAAGAGTTAGATATTAAACGTCAAGGTCAAATGTTAGATGCACAACAAAAAGGTATAACAACATCTCTACGTTCACAAAAAGCTGTAGATGATAGAACAAGTAGAGAAGCATTAAAACAATTAGATGTTATGACAAAGCTTGCTATTGAAGAAGAAAAAATACAATTAGAGCAACAAAAATTATTATTTGATTCTGCAAAGAAACAAGCAGAGATAGAACAAAAAGAAGATAAAGAAGCATTAAGTTTTATTAATAAGAACACCTAGGGATTATTAACTTCTACTGACTGACCTAGCAGACTCGCCAAGACAGTAGATTATTCAAGGAGAAGAAAATGGCAAACACAACTTTTAATGGACCAGTTAGGTCTACCAAAGGTTTTCAAATAGCAACAAGAGATGCTGATTCAGATGTTGAAACAACAAGAATGAGTTCAGGTATGCCTGACTTAACTGGTTTAACACTTACTGATACAGGCACTGCTACAAATATTACATTAGTTGATAACTCATTAAATGTAGTTGATTATACTGGTGCAGCAGCTTGTGCAGCAGCTTTACCTGCAGCAACACAAGGTTCTGTATGTATTTATGTGCAAGCAAAAGATACAACTGGTGGAACAAATACTTTAACATTTAATGCAGCAGGAAGTGATGTTTGGGCAACCAGTTCAGTTATTGAATCAAGAGGAAGCTCTGAAGTAACATTTGATATTTCTGCAGCAGGTGAAACTCAATTAGTTTTTACTCCTGCTAATGCAGCTACCAATCTTTTTACAACTGGAAGCATGATAGCTTTTATTTGTTATGAAACAGGCACATGGACTATTGCTTCTAAGATGGGTGGAGCAGCAGATGCTACTACAGGTGCTTTTGCATTCGCAGCATAATATATGGAAATATTTGATAAAGTATTAAAAGCCTATGATGAGGAAGCTAGAAATCTAAAAGAAACATTAGGAAATGGTTCTGCAGAAGACTATCCTCATTATAGGCAATTAGTTGGGTCTATTGTAAGTATAGAATGGGCCAAACAAACACTCAAAGATGTATTAAAACAAACAATGGAGGATGATTAATGCAACAAGTCGCTTTAGGAAAAGCAATGAAAAATAGTTCGTGGATATCTGATGATAATAAAATAGACCCAGATATATTACCACAACTACCAGGATATCACGTTTTGATAAGACCTATTAGTATTAAGGAAAAAACAAAAGGTGGTATATTATTACCAGATGCAGTAAAAGATGATATATCATATTTAACTACAGTTGGTAGAGTTTTAAAACTAGGAGACTTAGCTTATCAAGATGTAGATAAGTTTCCAAATGGTCAATGGTGTAATGTAGATGATTATGTTTGTTATGGTAAACATGCCGGACAGAAGTTATTTTATAAAGGCATTAAGCTATTATTATTATTTGATGACCAAGTAATTATGACAGTAGATGAGCCTACACATTTAGACCCTACATTTAATTTAACAAAAATGTAAATAATACTTGCATTTTATTGTAAAATGTGGTATAATAATAATAAGAGGTACGTAATACGTTTGTTTCGTACACAACGGAGGATAACATGGAAGATAATTGGAGTGAGGTAGATACCTCTCAAAAAAAAGAAGAACCAAAAGTAGAATTTGAAGTAGAAGAAAAAGAACCAGAAAAAGTTGAGGCAAAGCCTGAACCAAAACCAGAACCTACAAAAGAAGAGCCACAAAAAGAAGAACCAAAAGAATTAGATGGCATTCAAACAAAAGGTGCTGAAAAAAGAATTAGACAGTTAATACGTCAAAGAAAAGAAAGAGACGAACAAATAGCTCAACTTATTCAACAAAATGAACAATTAAAAAATTCATACAGCACAAAAGAAACCGAGTTTCATAAAGTAAGTAAATTAAACTTAGATGCAACTGAAAAACAATTAAAAGATAAATTAGATTTAGCAAGAAGTGCATATGCTGATGCTTTTGAAGCACAAGATAAAGAGAAGTTATTAAAAGCACAAGAAGCATTAAATGAAGCACAAACTGATTTAAAAAATGTTGCAGTAACAAAAAGTAAATTTACTGAACAACCAGAAAAAAAAGAACAGGTTCAACAAAAACCAACACAAAAACCTGTTCAACCAGACCCAAGAGCTGTCGATTGGCAAGCTAATAATGAATGGTTTGGTAAAGATAATATTATGACTGCTTCAGCTTTAGCAATAGATGCTGAATTAAAAAATGAAGGATACAGTCCTAATGATGAAGATTTCTATGATGAAATAGATAAAAGAATG